CTAAACCTAATAGAACCAGCACAGGTAGCAGCGGTGAAAGCTTCATTTACTGACTCAGAAACTCTTGCTTGCAATACACCACCTAAACCTCCCCCTGCAATATCAGAAGGAAGCCCACTCATAGCAGTAGCCAGGGTCAAAGTTGTAGTCAAATAAATATTACACTCCAGATCATAAATTCGTATTCCCCATCGTGGAGTAGCTCCCCCACTGATCCTATTAAACATTAGTCTATAGGAATTTCCTTTAGCTCCTGCTAATGCACCTTTTAAATAAAATGTTATAGCTACATTTCCCGCACTTGCCCGAAAGCTTACGGAAGCATTTCTGGGAGATGGCTTTCTTCTTCCACTGGATTTAGATTCTCCAATATAGGGAGTTATTTGCCCATAAGGAGAAAAACTAATTCTAGACATTTAATTTCCTTTAGGACGTTGATAATCTCGTAGTGCATTTCCTGTAAATACTTGTCCATAGTTAATCATGAAAAAAGTTTGTTGAGCTTTATGTTGGGAAACATAAATTGTACTAACTCGATCAGTATCAGGTAGAAGAAGCTCAACAACTCCTTTTTCCGTACTTGCAACACCTCCTGGTACGCCGCTCGTAAGAGCACTGCTATTCAGAAGCATTGCTGCGGCTGGATAAATAGAATTTTCTGTCTTACCCACCGAAGCAATACTAGAAGCAGCAACTACAAAGAAATTTCCACTATCTAGATTATTATTTCTTGACGATGCTGTTACTGAAACAAAATTACATTCTAGTAATCCATTAGAGCTATCTGTTAACGGAATTGCGCTAACTCCTATATCGTGTAACAACGCAACTTTGGTATAAGGTTTAAATTGTTGTCTCATTTTTCATCCTTCATTTCTTTTCCACCTAGCTCATCGGCAAGCTCTTGTACTAAACTTTCTAAATCAGAAAGTTCTTTATTTGCCTCTTTTTGAGAAGTAGGAGCTTTTGATTTTTCCTCATCTCCCTCTCCCCCTTCTTCCTCAGGAGCCTCTTCCTCCTTGGGAGCTTCCTTAGGCTCGGCTTTCTCTTCTTCAGAATCCTCATCTTCATCTTCTTTGGCGATCAATTTTTTTGTATTCACATTCTCATCAGAAGGATATTCTTGATCTTTAGTCGCTACAATTTTAGCCTTCTCTTTTTTGAGAGCCGTTTTAACTTCTGACAACTCTGCGNCCTCAGAAACAATATCGCTCAATCGTGTTAAAGGTTCTTGAAAAGTTTGAGTGATTTCTAGAATATCGTCATAACCAGCTTCGCTGAATACTTCTTTAAAATATTCATTTATATCAATACCTTCTACCCCTGATTTAGTCTTAAAAGATTGAGCAGTCTCGGATAGAACTTGTTTTAAAACACTTCCTTTAGGGGAAAGTCTAGAGAGGGCTTCCAAAATAACAATTTGAGTATTTATTAGACTTTTGAAAGATACAGGCTCTTGTAAATTTTGAATATTCACTCCATATTTTTCATTCATGGATTCAATAAACATTTGCTTCACATCTTTTTTCATCTCAAAGATCGTGGACGCAAATTGCTGGACATCCTTTTCCGCTACCCCAATACCGTCTGCCTGAGCTAAACAATTGTTAAATGTATTAAACAAAGTCTTTTTAGACGCTAATGCAATAAAGGGAACATCTTGAAGAACTTCACAGAAGGTATCTACTATTTTCTCTGTATCCTCAAAAATCATGCTCGCTAATTTTCTAACAGTAGAGTTAGTTGCCCAGATAAGCTCAAACTCTTTTTTAGATTCGATCAACTCTTTTTTTACTAATTCCTGTCTACAAATCATTTCATAGATAGACTCAGTTATACCATCTTTGAGGATGTATGTTTGATTCTCAGTCAACTCATCATACGTTAATTTAGGGAAATTAAATGCTGTAGAAACAGTGTTAGACAAATTAACTGCATTCCTAATTTCAGGGACAGCACAAATCTTTTCATTATTTTCCTTAAGAAAATTAACTAACTGAGGTGTGACCTCTAGTAGATTTTGAAACTCTGAGGATTCAATAATCTTTTCAACAGAGCTAAGTCGTTGGTGTTTCTGGTACAGTTTCTTTTGCAAGGAATCTAGCTTAACTCTATTTTCCCATAGTGAGAGGATATCAGAAAAAGAGTTATCCGCAGACGAATACTCATTAAAATGAATATTTTCTACAAAAGAGTGTAGTTTGTCCGACACAAAGGAATCAAAAATTTCGTTATCTTCAAAAATAGACGAATCTTTGACATCTACTTTATGTAAAACTACATCCTTTCCAATTTCGTACTCTCCACTAATTACTTTATTAGTTTCACTTAAATAAGTTACGATACTATTTTGACTATCAATGGAAAAGAGAGTAACATTCTCCCTTAGTGATCTACCAATACAATCTCCTAATTTTACTAAATAGGAAATCTTTTTGTCTCTATCTTCGAACAATTTTGAAAACATAATATTTCTCCGTTACTAACTGTCTAAGTTTATATATGTTAGCTATTTACTAACTTCTTCGACTTTTTCTTCTTGTTTTTGAATTATTCTAGAAATAACTTCTTTTTCTTTATTTTCTAGAACTAGGATATCATCTAGATTAGATAAGTTGCGAGTTGATTCAGTCTTAGTAGGTGGTTTATTTTCTGCGCTTTCTTGACCGCCCGCCGCTCCTGGTGGGGGAGCCGCGCCTGGGGCTGGAGCCCCGCCTGGACCTGGAGGAGGTGCCCCACCAGGAGCCCCACCCATCCCTAAAGGTGCCATAGCTTGCTCCTGTTCAGCCTGCTCTTTTTGATCTTCCTCCATTTCTTTCTTCATTCGCTCTATTTCTACATCCGTCATATCGTAGTATTCTTTATAGATCTCTTCTTTAGAGAATAAACCTAAGCCTTGAACGGCTTGAATAACTCTAGTTTTCTGTTCATCAAGATCGAGTTTTCGTTTAGCAGACATATCAGAAGGCTCTGGTAGTTGGATTCTCAATTTTTTAATTAAAGAAGGAGGAAATCCTTTTAATTGAAGATGTCGTTTTGCCATATTTTCTAAACCAACTTCAATATTAATTTGTACTCTATGAATAGTTCGCGCAAATTTGACATCTAATTGAGAAAGGTTAGCCTTACGTTCTGGAGACTGATCTTTTTCAACAATATAATCTTTAGGAATTTTTAAGGCTGCTAATAACTTGTCTCTATAGTAACGAACATCTTCAATTTCTCCTAAATTAGTGGCTCCAGGAAGAGTGTCAATTTTAGTTCCTTTTCCATTCTTACTAGGAACATAATAATCTTCATCCATACTCAGTGGATTAAATCTCGCATCTACCGTTCCCTGATTTGAGTTATAAAATTTCTCTTTTTTAAACTTCTCTTTGAGACGTTCAATATACATCTCAGCCTTACTTGTAGGAAGAGTCCCTGTATCGACATAGAAGATTCTTCTTTCGGGAGCACGGGTTAAACGATAAATCATCATTGCGTCTTCCATCATTTTTAGAGAACGAAATACTCTATGACATAAGGCTGCTATGGATTTACCATAAGGGTAGAATATAGGATCGGAAGTATGAAGCCTATAGTGAACAATTTGATTCTTATCGAGTCTAATATACTTAAGAGGTTTTTCTACGGTATACTGAGAGCCATAATTAAAGTTGTCTTCATTAGGAATTTCTTGTAAAAAGTTTTTCAAATAACCAAACTCATTCTCTACCCGCAGAATAAAATTAGGATTAAGAATCTTGATCTTTTTAATTCCTTCGTCTGGATTATTTACATCTAAAATTAGTTCAGTAAAGCAATCTCCGTACTTAACCGTATTTCTAATAATATCCCATAAAAATCTATCAAGTCTAACTCTCTTAAAAAGAGCCTCAATTTCTTGTACTACTAACTCACTCTCAGTTCTAATAGTCCATTTTTCATTTCTAGGACCTCTCTGGCTAGAATCATCGGCATAAATATCAAACGCTGCCCCAATTTCAGGATATTCATCCATCTCCTCGTATTCTTTATACCTGCGTCTCCTATTCATCTCCATCTGAGGAAGAATAGGATTACGTGTCACTCCACCAACGGCAGGACTATGATCACCCTTATCTTTTATTACTTCTGTCTGAACAATTGTATCTCCACCATATTGAGTGGGCTGTCCTTTGTCCATAAGTTTTACAGCTTCGCCTTGTGTAGACGTAGCAAAAAACTTAGCTAAAAATTTTCCTATAGGCCCAGTAGGTGTAAAGAATCCCCCCGCTCTATTAGCGGTTCCTCCAAAAGTTGTGTAACCCTCTTCAATAGGTTTTTCGTTTTTTATTTCATCAGCCATCGAAAGTCTTCCTCAGTCATAGCTCCTGTAGCAGTTTTCATCCTAAACTTCCAATTTTTTGAAGGCATAGGAGGTGCATCCTTGTGGGGGATTTTAGAAATATGTTCAAGTGGTGTTGTGTCCAATACATTTTTATACCCGTGTACAGCCAAAGCCAAGCTCATAATTAAATCATCATGATGCCCTTTTTCAGCTTCAGCCCTTCCTTGATTTTT